TGTGGCGGAGATGTTGAAATTCGTAAAGATAATGATAGTGAAGTTCTATATTGTATTAATCCAAATTGTAATGGTAAATTAATTAATCGTTTAGACCATTTTTGTGGCAAAAAGGGATTAGATATAAAAGGTTTATCAAAAATTACGCTTGAAAAACTTATTAATTATGGTTGGCTTAATAATATAGAAGATATTTTTACTTTAAATACTTATAAAACAGAGTGGGCAAATAAACCTGGCTTTGGTGTAGTATCTGTTAATAAAATATTAGATGCAATAGAAGGAAGTAAAAAAAGTCCTACTGCTAAATTTATTTGTGCTATTGGTATCCCATTAATTGGTAAAGTAGCTTCTGAAGCATTATCTAAAAAATTTGGAAGTTATGAAAAATTTAGAGAAGCTGTTAATAACAATAGCCAAGAGTTGTATGAAATAGCGGGAATCGGTGAAGTTATGATTCAAACTTTACTTGATTATGATTTTACTGAAGCAGATTCTATTTTTGAAAAATATATAATAGAGATGCAGCCGGTTGTTTCTATTTCGGTATCGAATAAATTAGAAGGTAAAACATTTGTTATTACAGGTAAATTAAAAACTTTTAAGAACCGTAATGAAATAAAAGCAACTATTGAAAAAGAAGGCGGAAAAGTAACCGATTCAGTAAGTTCTAAAACTGATTATTTAATTAATAATGATGTAGATTCTACTTCAAGTAAGAATTTAAAAGCTAAAAAATTAAATATTCCAATTATTACTGAAGATGATTTCTTGAACCTAATAAATTGACTTATTAAAAATTTTTTGGTATAATAATATTATGAATAAAAAAGAATTAAAAGAAAAAGCAAAAAAGATAGCTAGAATAGAAATGGAAAGTCGGAATAAGGACAATAATCTTGAAGAGATTGATTCTAAAATTGAAAATATTATAGGCTCACTTTCCATAGAAGAATTATTCTAGTTAGATGAGTATATAAGACAAGAACTAAAATGTTTTTGACTTTTTAGAAAATTTTTAATATAATATAATAAAATAATAAATGATTTAAAAAAGGAGAAATTAAAAATGGGTAAGTTTAGTGAGAAGGCACTTCTAGTTAAGAAGTACGTAGAGGAACATGAATCAGAAGGTATTACAGCTAATGATATTGCTGAAGCACTTGGTTTAAGTGCAAAGAGTGTTAATGCAACTCTTACAGCTGCTTTTACAAATCACAAGGAAGAAACTGGTGAAGAAGTAGATGGTAAGAAAGTAAAGGAAGTAAAACCTCTTATGGTTCGTGTCCCTGGCGAAATTGAAGATACAGATAAAGATACTGGTAAGAAGATTCATAAGAGTGTTAAGTTCATCGAATTCACTGATTATGGTAGAACTTACAACTACGAAGCTTGATGAAAGGAATTACCTGGGTTAAAAAGATAGCCCAGGTATTTTTATTATGAATAGTTTTTTTATAGTTTTTATTGTTGCTATAATATTTTTCTGTTACTGGTATTCACTACGGTCTCAGTAGATAAAATTAAGGGAAAAAGAAAATTATTTACAAGATAAATAGGAAGCAATTTAGCAAGGATACACAACTAAAATAAAAGAAGCTGAATAGAGATTATCCTCAATAGAAGAAAAGATATAGCAAAAAGAACAACAATTTAATTAGAAATATAATTTTGAAGAATAGGCTATTCAATCTCGGTTAAAAGATTATGAAAATTTAAAACGAAAAACAATAGACCAGTAGTTAGAATTTTTTAAACTGGAATGTAATCAACAAAAGTCTAAATATGAATAGAAATTAAGTTCAATTTAGCAGGAAGTTTAGGCGGCCGCCGCCTCACTTTAGACATTGAAGTAGACACGCAAGGCCGCATACTAGTCCTTATTAAGATAGAAAGAAATAAAAAGTAAAGTAGATGACTATAGATTAGTCCCATCTAATATAGAACTTTCTGATATTAAGAAATTAGAAAAAGTTAAAATGGAATTAGCTAAACCTCGTATCTTATCTATGTTAATATGGCAGACATATTGGCAACCGCTTGCTAAGGTTAGATTCCCAGTTATCTTAAAAGATAAAACTAAAATGGGAATTTATAAAATAACAAACATTGAAACGAATGAATGTTATATAGGACAGGCTGTTGATATATATAAAAGATGGAATTAGCACTGTAAAGCAGGATTAGGTATTGATACACCGCCTGGTAATAAACTTTATAAAGCTATACAAGAATACGGGTTATAGAACTTTACTTTTGAAATTCTTTTAGAATGTAATCGAGATGAATTAAATGAAAAAGAAAAATATTTTATCTCATTATATCAAGCAGATACATATGGATATAATGGAAATATCGGAGTAAATAAAAAATGAAATTTGAAAATACTCAAGTTATGAATTTTGAAGGAGCTTTTAGAGGGTTACGTAACCCTCTTGAAAGTTGGGCAAAATCTGATAGTGGAATAAATTATTAGTTATTATTAGAACAACTCTTTTATAATAAAAGTTCTTGTATTTGGAGTAGAAATTTTAATAATTATTATTTTACTTTAGGTCCTAAGGATTTAGATCTTGCTCAACGTATGATTAAAGCAGGAACAAGTGATAGAAAATTTATGCGTCAAATTTTTGTTTCTGTTGATATAACTGCTCCATTATACTGGTGGAAAGAGTTTGATACATATAAAATAGGTACAGTAGCTAATAGTACCTCAACAATGCACAAATTAGCATCCACTCCAATTACATTCGATTGTTTTGAAATGGATGATTTTGAAAATTTAAGAGTTTATGATAATGAACCTTATAATACAGATACTTTTATCACAGATATTTGGGACGATATTATTGGATATTGTGAAACTCTTAGACTAAGATATAATGAAACAAAAGATAAAAGATATTGGAAAGAATTAATTAGAGTACTTCCTGAAGCATGGTTGCAAACTCGAACTGTAACTCTTAATTATGAAGTATTACGAAATATTTATTTCCAACGTCGTTATCATAAATTAACAGAATGGCATAGATTCTGTGAATGGATAGAGTCACTTCCGTATGGTAAAGAATTAATTACTTATGAAGGATGATTTGAAAAATTAAAAAAATTATTATATAATAAATTATAAGAATTATAAAAGAGGTAAAAAGAATGAAGAATACAATAAATAAAGAAATTTTGGAAGGTAGACTTTATGATTTTGATTTGTCAAAAAAGACAGTAAAAAACCAGGCTTCTAATTATTATGGACAGGAGTTTTGGTCAGGAACAATTCAAATCGCTACCGATGAAGCAGGTTTGAATGTTATTCCTGTTCATTATACATTTATACTTCCTACTTTTGGAAATGGTAAAACAGATTCAAGATTTTCTGCTTTTGAAAAGATCACATCTGAGGAAAAGACTTGGTTAAAAGTAGGAAAAGAAAATGCAGAAATGATTAGACTTACTCCTTCTGGAGATCTAAACGACTTTTATATAGTAAATGATGATAGAGCAGTATCCGCTCAGAGAAATGAAGGCGGTTTTATTACATTTATTAAAGAACTTGCTCCTGAAGGAACTTCAAGAAATAAGTTTACTTATGATATGATTATCAATAAGGTAACTGTCGTAGAACCTAAAGAAGACACAGATGATGTTCTTCATGCAAGAATCCACGGTGTTATTTTCAACTTTAGAGGAGCAATTCTTCCTTGGGATTTGATTGCTTATAATCCTAAAGCTATTGAATATTTTGAAGGACTTGGAGTTTCAAGTGCAGAACCTATTTATACTCAAGTATGGGGTAGCATTAAAAACACTACTATTAAAGTAGAAAAGGAAGTTGAAAATGCTTGGGGAGAACCTATGATCGAGTACTCTGAAAGAACTCGTAGAGAATGGGTTATTGAAGGAAGTAAGCCTCAGCTTTATGACTTTACAGAAGAAGACATGGCAGATCTTCAGAAGAAGATTGGAGATAGAAACGTACATCTTGAGGAAGTAAAGAGTGCAGCAATTGAGTATGCAAATAATCAAAAAACTGCTACTCAGTCTACCCCAGCACCTAATAGAATGGCAGGTCCACTATCTAGTATTCCTGAGGGAGATTTTAACGACTTTTAATTAATAGGCAAGCGGTTATCCGCTTGCCATTTTAAACTATGAGTATGGAAAAAGAAAATAGTGAGGTATAAAAAATGGCAATTGATTTAATGAAAATTTAGCCCCATAAAGTAAGTAGAGATTTAAGTGGATATATTACATATCTTTACGGACCAGGTAAAATTGGTAAAACAACTTTTGGCTCACAAATGCCGAAACCGCTTCTTTTAGCCTTTGAAAAAGGATATAATGCAATTCCTAATATTTAGGCAGCAGATGTTTCTACCTGGTCTGAAATGAAACAAATTTTAAGACAATTAAAAAGACCAGAAGTAAAATAGAGATACCAATCTATCATAGTAGATACTATTGATATTGCTGCGGCCGCCTGTGAGAAATATATTATAGACCAGAATAATGTAGATACATTAAACCAGATTCCTTATGGACAAGGTTGGGTTCAAGTAAAAAGAGAACTTGAAAGTACATTTAGAGCTGTAACACAACTAGGGTATGCTGTCTTATTTATATCACATGATAAAGACAAGACTTTCAAAAGACAAGATGGAACTGAATATAATCAAATTGTACCAACTTTAAGTAATAGTTACAATGAAATTATTAAAAATATGGTTGATATATATGGTTACGCACATCTTGTTATAAAAGAAGGTGTTCCAGGTAGAGCCTTAACTTTACGTTCTTTAGATGGAACAGTAGATTGTGGTTCTCGTTTCAGATATATGCAGCCTGAAATTAGTTTTTCATATAATTCTTTAGTAGATGCTTTAAATCAATCTATTGATAGAGAAGCTGAACATGCTGGTCAAGAATTTATTACAGAAGAAAGAAATACATCAACATCTTACGAAGAACTTGATTTTGATGCTTTATATAAAGAATGTTCAGAGATGTTAAAGTCTATTCCCCCAGAGAAGAAAGAATACTACCGTCCTAGAATTGAAGAGATTGTCGGACGTAATCTTGGTAAAGGGAAAAAGATTTCACAAATTACAAGAAATCAAGTTGAACAATTATCATTAATTGTATACGACTTGAGAGAACTTTTTGAAGAAGAAGTCAAGGAGTAATCCTTGACTTCTTATTTTTTTTATGATATAATAAAATATATGAATAAAAAAGGAAAATTAAAATGATACTTGCAAAATGTGTAATTTGTGATAAGAATTTTGATAGATAGAAAATTTCTTGTGTAAAAATAGGAAATAGATATGCACATGAAAAATGTGCATTGGCAAATCCTAAAAAAACAAAAGAGTTATTTGACCGTGAAGATTTTTTTGCTTGTGTTAAAATTATTTATGGGCCTAAATATGAGTATCAAATGATAAATAGACAAGCTGAAAATTTTATCAAAAACTATGGATATACTTGGTATGGAATGACAAAAAGTTTACAATGGTTTTACTTTGTAAATAATGGCACAACAGAAAAGAGTAATGATGGAGTAGGTATTATCCCATACGTTTATGATAAAGCTAAAGAGTATTATAAAGAAATTGATGCTACACAAAAGAAGAATGAAAAGATAGAGTTGCGGCAGCCGGTTATCGAGGTTAAGACTAAGTCTCCCCGCGCATGGAAGCAACCGCCGCATATGTTTGATTGGGAGGAAGAATGAGTAAAATAAGATATGTAGATATTCCTGCTATTGTACAAGTTATAGGATGTGTTTATCGGAATCCTAATCTTATAGATGATGAAAGATATAGTTTTACAGCAGAAGATTTTACAGAAGATTTACATAAAGTTGTATTTGGAGCCATTTATAATCTTCATAATCTTGGTGTAGAAAAAATCACAACTTCAGTAATAGAAGATTATCTTCAACAAAAACCTAAAAAAATGGCAGTTTATAAAAACTATGATGGTACTGGTTATTTAGCAAAAGCCGTTGCAATTTGTCAGCCAGATGCTTTTAATTATTATTATCATAAAATGAAGAAGATGACACTTCTTCGTATGTATAATGAAAGAGCTGGTCTTGATTTAGCATGGTTATATGATATAAATAATATATTCGATCAAAAGAAGAAACAACGTCAAGAGGAATGGTTAGATAATACTACCGAAGAGCAAATTGCTGAAACTATTGATAATAAAATAGAAGATATTAAACTTAAATATCTTAATGGGGCTGTTGATGATATTATACAGGCGGGCGTTGGTAGTGACGATCTTTTAGTTGAACTTCAAACAACTCCTGATGTAGGTTATCCTTTATATGGAAATCTAATCAATACTGTATTTAGAGGAGCCAGACTTGGTAAATTTTATCTGCGGTCCGCAGCTACAAACGTCGGTAAATCTAGAGCCATGGTAGCGGATTGTTGTAATATAGCTTGTAATGAAATTTATGACCTAGAAAAAAAAGAATGGGTTCAGAATGAAAATACAGTTGAACCTACTATATACGTCATGACTGAACAGATCTTTAGTGAAGTTCAAACTATGATGTGGGCTTTTTTATCTGGAGTACCCGAAGATCATATTTTAACAAATAGATATGAAGGTGATGAACTTGAAAGAGTTAGACATGCTATTGGAGTGATTAAAAATAGTCCTTTATATTTAAAACAGCTACATGATTTTTCTTTACAAGATATTGAAAATGTAGTTAAACTTAGCGTTAGAAAATTTAATGTAAGATATTTCTTCCTTGATTATATTCATTCAAGTATGAAAATATTATCTGAAGTTAGTTCTAAAGCATCAGTTAAAAATTTAAGAGAAGATAATGTATTGTTTATGATTAGTGTGCGTCTTAAAGATTTGGCTACTGATAATGGTATCTTTATTTTATCAAGCACTCAGTTAAATGCAGATTATCAACACGCTTCCGTTTATGACCAAAATCTATTAAGAGGTGCAAAGGCTATTGCCGATAAAATTGATGCCGGTAGTATTATGTTACAATTAAATCAACAAGACCATGATAATATAGATGAACTTGTAAATCAAAAAGGGTTGGAACAACCTAATTTGAAGATTTCAATTTATAAAAATAGACGTGGGAAGTATAATCATATTCTACTTTGGTGTAAGGCAGATTTAGGTATTTGTAGAATTAATCCTATTTTTGCTACAGATTATAATTATCAATTAATTGATATGGAGGATTTAAAAATTGTTATAGAATAATAGTAATAATAATG